AAGAGGGATGTTGGTACATCTGTTGAAACAGTTTGGGCGCAAGGCGGTACATATGTGTACCCCGCTTCTGCCACTGTAATGAAAATTTCCAGTTCAAGCGCAGACGATACTTCTGCTGGAACTGGCGCAAGAACAATTGCTATTTTTGGTCTTGATGCAAATTACAACGAAATTAGCGAGTCTGTCCTTTTAGATGGGCAAACAGCAGTCAACACTGGCAACAGTTACTTGCGTATTTCTCGTATGTATGTGACCACCGCTGGTTCTGGAGCAACTGCCGCAGGCACTATCTATGCTGGTACAGGCACTGTTACTTCTGGTGTACCTGCAACCGTTTACGGCATGATTACCCTTACCGCGAACCAAACACAGATGGCGTTTTGGACAGTGCCAGCAGGGTACACCTTGTATTTGATGGGAGTTTTCTTCACATCCGCAAACTCAACCGCAAACGCATCAACCAATTTTCAGTTGATTCAACGCCCATTGGGTGGTGTGTTTAGAATTCAAAGTTCAGCGCGTACCGCTGGCAACGGTGACTTTGTTGTTGACCTGCACGCACCCCTTGTTTTTACTGAAAAAACAGACATTGAAATTAGGGCGGTTGCTTCAGCGGGGGCTTCAAATGTCTCTGCTGAGTTTGAGGGCATTTACATTAAAAACCCTGACTAATCATGCCAAGCAAGTCACCTGCTCAACATAGGTTGATGGAGGCGGTTGCGCACAATCCGGCGTTTGCCAAGAAGGTGGGCATCCCGACAAAAGTTGGCAAAGAGTTTGCTCGTGCTGACAAAAAAATGGCGGATGGTGGTAGCGTAAATGCCGCTGGTAATTACACCAAGCCGGAGCTTAGAAAACGAATTGTGTCGCAGGTAAAGTCTGAAGCCACGCAAGGCACAGGCGCAGGTCAGTGGTCGGCTCGTAAAGCACAACTTGTCGCTAAGAAATACAAGGCGGCTGGAGGAGGTTATCGTGATTGAATATGCAGGACATATGGACGATTGCGCCATTAAAGAAGATGGCCCATGCACTTGTGGCACGGACGAAATTCTTGAAGAATTGGCACTTGAAGAGGCCGGTTTAACCGCTGAAGATTTTGAATGAAAGCGCCACAGAAATCCCTGAGTGATTGGGGCAAGCAAGACTGGAGAACCAAAAGTGGTAAAAAATCTTCTGACACGGGTGAAAGATACCTTCCAAGCGCTGCAATCAAAAGTCTCAGCTCTTCTGAGTACGCTGCAACAACAAAAGCCAAACGAGCAGGCAAAGCCGCCGGGAAGCAGTTTGTAGCGCAGCCAAAAAAGATTGCCCAAAAAACGGCCAAATACAGGTTCTGACCATGCAAAAAAACAATTCATCAGTAGCCAAGTCTTTGAAAAAGGCTGGTTTCTACGAGCCGTCTAAAAGCAAGCCTGAGCGGGTCAAAATCATCAACGATGTGACAACCAAACCTCAACGGCTGAACATGGTTGAAAAGTTGTTTTCAGATAAAAAATTGAAGGCTGGCGGCCCGTCTCTTGCAGTCGGCCGTGGCGAGAAGCTGCCGATCAGCAAGGGCGCTGGCTTGACCGCCAAGGGTAGAGCCAAATACAATGCGGCAACCGGCAGCAACCTGAAGGCACCACAGCCCCAAGGTGGCTCACGCAAAGATTCTTTTTGCGCAAGAATGAGCGGGATGCCGGGGCCAATGAAAGATGAAAAAGGCAATCTACTCGCTGCCTTTGGGCGGCAATGACGTTCTGAACGCCCTGTACCGCTTCATGAACCGCCCTGATGGCTCGTACACCAGTTCGGCCGGCGGAACCGTTGCAAACGTCTATGACGGCGACGTGGACACGGTCTGCACCCAGACCTCTGCCAACGGCAACATTGCTGTCAACTACGGCCCCTCAAACCCAATTTTTATCGGGTCAATTGGCTTCCTGCCGGCCTCTAGCGGCACAAAATCATTCATTCTTGAATACTCGCAGGACAACGTAACTTGGGCGACTTTGGCCGACCTTGGGTCTATCACCGTGGTTGACAACGAGTGGATCTGGACCGACATCGTCAACGGACAAACTGTGCCGTACTACCGCATCCGGGCCTACAGCGGGACCACCCTGAGCCTGCGCGAGTGGTATTTGGGCAACAACAGCACTGAAATTACCATGTCTCGCTTGAACCGCGATGACTACACCAACTTGCCCAACAAGAACTTCACAGCCAACCAGCCGTTCCAGTTTTGGTTTAATCGGACCATTCCGCAGAGTGAGATCGTGCTTTGGCCAACGCCCCAGAACGCCTTCTACCAGATGGTTGTTTGGTACTCCCGCCAGATTATGGACGTGGGCGACCTGTACGGCGAGCTGGAGGTGCCACAGCGTTGGTACGAGGCCGTGGTGATGATGCTGGCTCACCGGATGAGCCTTGAGCTGCCCGGTGTGGACATGGGCCGTGTTCAGTACCTAGAGGGTCAGGCGGCAAAGTACCTTGCCATGGCCGAGGAAGAGGAGCGCGATCGGTCGCCAATTTACTTCTCCCCGAATATTTCGTGCTACACAAGGTGACCGATGGCCATCTTTCTGGACACCCTCGGATACTCTGACATTGCAATTGCAATATGCGATCGCTGCAAGATGAAGCGCCCGCATGCTGTGATGCGCAACGACCCCAACTTTCCGGGTCTCAGAGTGTGTAACGAAGGCTGTGCAGATGAGCTTGACCCCTACCGCCTGCCGGCTCGCAAAACCGAAAGAATAACAATTCGGTTTCCACGCCCCGATCTCCCAATTGGTGCCGGCGACAACTATCTGATCACGGGCGGCGAGACCAGCGTGTATCAGATCTCGACTGAGGGTAATACCCAGACTCCAACATCTACCGGGAACAGGGACACTATTGCACCAAACCCGCCAGACAACACGAGCACATAATGTCCGCACAAGTCACTATTTTACAATTGCCAGCGGCCGGTGCCATTACGGGCACGGAAGCGGTCCCAGTCGTCCAAAATGGCGTGACGGTGCAGACCACCGCCAGTGCCATCTCCGCCTCCCCGTCGCAGCCTTACACCTACCTGACCGTCAGCCAGACGCCCCAGTTGGCCAACAGTCGGTATGTAGGGGCAACAAATGGCTTGGCAATAACGGACGGTGGAGCGCAAGGACTCTTCAATATAACGACCACAGACGCTTTATTGTCCTTGGTCAACTCCAGCACTGGCATACAGGTTAAGACGTCCGCTACGGCCCTTACAGGCCGTTCTGTGGCCGCTTCCGGGGCCGGGTTGACAGTTACCAACGGTTCCGGCGTTGCTGGAGACCCAACCATCGCCTTGAGCGGTCAGGTAGCAAATTTTGCCAACGCCAGTTTTAACGGGCTGGTAACACTCTCAACTGCTGGCGGCATCACCTCCTCAACGATAACAGGCACCGCAAGTCAAATTGACGTGGCAAACGGCACTGGGGTCAGCGGCAACCCAACGGTTTCTTTGGCCACCGACCCCGTAATCCCCGGCACCGGGGGTGTTGTGGTTCCAGCCGGCACAACAGGCCAGCGTGGAACATCGACGTTAGGAAACTTTCGGTTTAACTCAACAACAGGCTTGTTTGAGGGCTACAACGGTGCTTGGACTGCATTTGCATCAGGCTCTGGCGTTACTTCAATTGCAACCGGCACAGGGCTCACAGGCGGCCCAATCACCTCCACGGGCACAATCAGCATTGATGTGACCGGGGTAACTGCGGCCACCTATGGCTCTGCCACGACTGCCCCTGCAATTGCAGTTAACGCGCAGGGTCAAATTACAAGTGCAACAAACACGACGATAACCCCTGCGGTTGGCTCAATCACAGGCTTAGGTACTGGCGTTGCTACTGCACTGGCGATCAATGTAGGTTCTGCAGGCTCACCTGTTGTAAATGGTGGTGCATTAGGTACTCCCTCCAGTGGCACTTTGACCAATGCAACTGGCCTACCTTTGACCACGGGCGTGACAGGCAACCTGCCGGTTACAAACCTAAATAGCGGCACCGGCGCAACGGCGTCAACCTTTTGGCGAGGCGATGGCAGTTGGGCGGTGGCGGGTTCTGGCACGGTTACTAGTGTTGCCCAGTCGTTCACAGGCGGCATCATTTCGGTGGCCGGCTCACCAATTACCACCAGTGGCACTTTGGCCTTGACTGTTGCCGGCACAAGCGGCGGGATTCCCTACTTTAGCGGCACAAGCACATGGGCAACCTCAGCGCTGCTGACGGCAAATGACTTAATGATCGGTGGGGGCGCTGGAGTCGCCCCAAGCACCGTGACTACCGGCACGGGCGTTGTGACGGCCCTAGGGGTCAATACAGGCACGGCAGGGGCGTTTGTAGTCAATGGTGGCGCTTTAGGAACACCATCAAGTGGTACTTTAACAAACACAACAGGTTTGCCAATCAGTACAGGCGTATCAGGTTTAGGCACAGGCATAGCAACGGCTCTTGCAATTACTGTCGGTTCTGCTGGTGCGCCCGTGGTTTTTAACGGCGCTTTGGGTACGCCAAGCAGCGGCACGCTGACAAACGCAACAGGACTGCCCCTGACAACTGGGGTGACAGGTATCCTTCCAATCGCAAACGGCGGAACTGGCACAATTTACGGTGTTGCTGGTGGGACTTTCTAAGGAAAATTTATGGCTCAGACAAACTACACACCCATATCGCTGTACTTCAGCACAACTGCGGCGGCAACACCGTCTGCTGGCAATCTTGTTGCTGGCGAGTTGGCGCTCAATACCACAGACGAAAAACTGTACTTTAAAAATACGGCAGGTACTGTAAAACAAATTGCAGGCCCCGGAGTGGGCGGCATCTCATACACCACCACCAAAACAGCCAACTACACAGCAGTCGCAAATGATGGTGTGCTGACCAACACAACTGCCGGGGCATTCACGGTTAACCTGCCAGCGTCTCCATCCAATGGAGATCAGGTCATCGTTGCTGATGCGGCGGGTACTTGGGGGACAAACAACCTCACCGTAGGGCGCAATGGAAACAACATAGCTGATGTGGCGCAGGACTTAGTTTGCGACATCAGCGGGGCGTCTGTTCAGTTTGTCTACAACAGTTCTGGTACAGCAAGCTGGGAGGTGTTTGCACAGATTGGCGGCAATGGCGGCACTGCTGTTACGCTGACCGGGACACAGACGCTGACCAACAAGACGCTGACAGCGCCAACCATTGCATCTGCAAACCTAACAACTGCATTGACCCTTGCTGGTGCAGCAGGTACGAATGGGCAGGTTTTGACAAGTGCTGGGTCTGGTTTGCCGTCATGGACAACGCTTGCTGCTGGTTACACGCTTGGAACTGCTGTTGCTACGACTTCTGGCACTGCGGTTGAGTTCCTTGCCATCCCAGCAGGGACTAAACAAATTGTGATGACATTTTCTTTGGTGAGTACTAACGGTACTCAAACAAAACGGATACAACTCGGAACTTCTGCCGGGTTTGCATCAACAGGCTATAGCAGTGGAGCATTTAGCGTTATTGGCGCTGGTACACCTGCCATTGTGGTTGACAGTCTTTCTAGTGCTTTTGTTATCACATCAATTCTTGCAGCAGAAACAATTTCTGGAAGTGTGACGCTAACCCTTTTAGACGCAGCAACTTATAAATGGTCGGCAATGGGCATATTATCGAGTACGTCAAGCTCTTTTATTACTTCAGGGACTGTGACATTAGCCGCTGTATTGGACAGGGTGCGGCTAAACGTAGGCGATACGTTTGATGGTGGTGTATTAAACATTGCTTATATTTAAGGAAACATCATGCACAAAATAGTATGTAACGTCAGTACGGGCGAAGTCACTCAGGTTGATTTAACGGCTGAAGAAGTGGCTGAGGTTAACGCCCGTGCTGCGGCGTATGTCCAACCAACACCACCCGCCCCAACAAAAGAACAACTGCTTGCGCAATTAAATGCTCTGTCAGCCCAAATCCAAGCACTGGAGTAAGCCATGACAACCCTATCTGACATCATTACACCGACAAACCTCGTCACATTGACGGGAACATCTACGCTTACCAACAAGACCATTGCTTTTGGTAGCAACACCCTGTCTGATGTGGCAAGTCTGTCTACAGCCCAGACCTTCACTGGCACAAAGACCTTCAGCGGCACATCATCCGTGCTTGCGATGGTCCTGAACGACACGGCAGAGGTGGCAACAGTATCAGCAACAGCGGCTACAGGCACGATCAACTACGATGTCACCACCCAGTCTGTCCAGTACTACACCAGCAACGCATCAGCAAACTGGACTGTCAACTTCAGAGCGTCATCAGGCACATCACTGAACACCGCCATGACCACGGGGCAGTCTGTGACTGTGGCTTTCCTTGTCACGCAAGGCTCGACTGCTTACTACAACAATGTGGTGCAGGTAGACGGCTCAACGGTGACGCCTAAGTATCAAGGCGGCACAGCGTATGCGGCTGGTAATGCAAGTTCAGTTGATGTCTATATGTACACCATCATCAAGACAGGCAGTGCGGCATTCACTGTGTTTACTTCACAGACCAAGTTTGCGTAAGGACTGATATGCCATTAGTACAAACTAGGGGCGCGGCATCTGCCCAAGGCTTTGGTGAGTTTGCACAGGTAACTGCTGTTAACTACATCGAGGACGTGTTCAGCACGTACCTTTATGCTGGTAATAGCGGTACACAAAGTATTGTTAATGGAATTGACCTATCTACTAAAGGTGGGTTGGTTTGGGTTAAAAATAGAGGGGTAGATGTAAATCATCAACTTTCTGACACAGTAAATGGGATGACATTTACTAGCGCAAAGTATTTAAGAAGTAATTTGGATTCTGCTATTTCAGATAACGGCCCTAATTTTCAACGGGCTGATAGTGTAGGTTTTACATGGGGAACTGATTCGGCTAGTAGTGGTTTTAATCTAACTGGTAATAATTACGTCTCATGGACATTCCGAGAGCAGCCAAAGTTCTTTGATGTTGTGACTTATACGGGGACGGGTTCAAACACCACTATTGCCCACAGCCTCGGCTCTGTACCCGGTAGCATTATTGTCAAGCGCACAGACACCACAGCAGCGTGGGCTGTCTACCACCGCAGTCTTGCCAATACCGAATATCTTGTTTTAAACAGCACAGCCGCCAAAGCTACAGGCGCAACACGATGGAACTCAACAACACCAACAGACACAGTGTTTAGTCTTGGAACGGATGCTACTGTTAACGCATCTGGTGGCACCTACGTAGCCTACCTCTTTGCCCATGACGCAGGCGGCTTTGGCCTGACGGGTACGGACAATGTGATTTCGTGTGGGTCGTTTACTACTGATGGCAGTGGCAATGCAACTGTGAGCCTTGGTTATGAACCTCAGTGGGTTTTGTATAAAGGTGCATCAGGCACTGGGGGCGCAAGTGATTGGGTTTTGGCTGACACTATGCGTGGTTATGCGTTTAGTGGTGGAAAGTATTTAGCGCCAAACTCTAGCCAAACTGAAGGTGGTTTAACAGGGAACCCAACTGCAACTGGATTTGTGGTTAGTGACACAATAAATACCACCTACATCTACATAGCCATACGCCGTGGCCCGATGAAAGTGCCTACGCTGGGGACGAGTGTGTTTAGTCCAAATGTTGTGAATGCGCCATTGGCAACAAAAACAACTGTTGGGTTTCCTATAGATTTGCAGATATTCAATTACTTACCGGGAGATGGGGGTAATAGCCCTGTTCTTACTAGACTTGCCGGTGTCTCTACAAACTCCACATCAAGTGGGTCTTTGTTAAAAACATCATCTACTGCCGCAGAGTCTTCCGCCGCCGGGTTTTGCCTTGGTTGGGACAATACGGGTTTCCAAATGCCTAGTGGCTACACAAACAGTAATGTAGTCTTTTACAATTTTGGACGCGCCCCCGGCTTCTTTGATGAGGTTTGCTATACGGGGGATGACGCTGACGGAAGAGCAGTCACACACAATCTGACGACAACACCAGAATTAATAATTGTAAAAAGTAGAAGTGCAAGTGCTGCTCCATCGTGGTGGGTATGGAACGCAAGTACTTCTGGTGGGCTTATATTAAATTCTAGTGATGCAGCATCTATTTTTTATTGGAGTCCAACGGACACTCCGACTACAACAACATTTAAGGTGAGCCGTAGCTATGGAACAAACTATGTAAGTGCCACATACGTTGCCTACCTCTTTGCAACCTGCGCCGGAGTCTCCAAAATAGGCTCATACACAGGCACAGGTACAACCCAGACCATCAACTGCGGCTTCACAGGCGGGGCGCGGTTCGTTCTCATCAAGCGCACCGACTCAACGGGTGACTGGTACGTCTGGGACAGCGCACGGGGCATCGTGGCGGGTAACGACCCTTACCTGCTCTTGAACAGCACAGCGGCTGAAGTCACGAGTACAGACTACATTGACACAGCATCAACAGGCTTTGAGATCAGCAGTACAGCGCCAGCCGCTATCAATGCTTCAGCAGGAACATTCATCTTCTTGGCAATCGCGTAAGGAATCACAATGCAGATACGAACACAAACAGGCGCGGTAATGTACGAGGCAGAGTTTCGTGCATACCAAAAAGCCAATGGTGGCCCATCATGGGAGACAACAACAACTGAAGTCTTAGAGGCTTTGGGTGCTGATGTGGTCTTTGAAGGCCCACAAGCCTCTGGCGGGACGGTCTACCAATACAGCCAAGCAGCTGGCGTTGAGCAGATTGATGGCAAGTGGTACACCAAGTACATCCTTGGCCCTGTCTTCACTGATGGCGAGACAACTGCTGCCGAGCAAGAGGCTGCTTACAAGGCCAGCAAGGACGCAGAGCAAGCCAAGGCGGTACGCACCAGCCGGGATGACAAGCTGACTGAGACTGATTGGCGGTTTCGCAGTGATATGACACCTTCACAGGCGTGGAAAGATTACTGCCAAGCCTTGCGAGACATCCCAGCACAGGCTGGATTCCCTTGGACCGTTACTTGGCCTGACGCACCATGAGCGAGTTAGACATCCGATTGACAAGCCACGAGGCAGTGTGTGCAGAACGGTATGCACAGATCAATGCAAGGCTCAAGCGGCTTGAGGGCGTGATTATGAAGACCACGGGCGTCTTGATCGTCTCCATGTCTGCCATCGTCTACGCATCTCTGACCTTTGGACGATGAAGTGGACTTATTTGAAGTCCTGTCCAAGTCATGGCCGATCCTGCTGGCGCTGATCACTCTGATTATCGTGCTGGCAAAGTTAGACTTGCGCGTGGCGGTACTGGAAGAGAAAATCAAGGCTTTATTTGAAATGTGGAATAAAAAATGAATGACGAAAAAGGCGCACTGATAGAAAAGCTCACGTTTGCAGTGCTGCCGTTGCTGTTCTCCTGCGTTGTGTATCTGATGAGCGCCTTGTCCAACTTGGCCCATGAAGTCACAGTTCTGAACAGCAAAATTTCTCTAGTG